TTACTTGAAATATGTAAAATTTCACAATTTTTTTCACTATTAATGTTTATATCTATATAATTTATTAAATTATATAAAAAAATGATATTTTTTTTATTATATAAAATTAAAATAATGTTTGACTTATCATCAACAGGTGTATATAATAATTATCCAATGGTTTCGGTAATTGATTATTATAATTGTAAATATAATAATATAATTTTATCAAAATCATTAACATCATTGGAATCATATGAATATTTAAAATCATTGGAATCTTTAGAAAATTCTAATATATAATATTATATTTATATAAAAATTATAGTATATTATAAATATAATTTATGTTAATTAAAAATATATTAAAAAAAATATTAATTTTTTCTATATTTCTTAATATAAATAGTTATAAATTTGAATTAAGAAATAATATTGACAATTATTGTTATAATAATTTTAAAAGTAGTATTCTTGGAAATGAATTATGGAGATATAATAAAATAGATATTATACCAGGTCCATTAAGTAAAAATGAAGTTGACTATTTTTTTAATAATGGTTATATAATATTACGTGATGTTATAGATAAAAAATTATTAAAAAAAATAAGAGAAATAAATAATACATGTTATAATGATTTGCCACAATCAGAATATGAAGCTATTAATTTTAATTCTTGGAAAAATAATAAATTATGGTTAGACTTGGCTTTTAATAAAAAGTTAGTTGATTCAGTTGCTCAATTAACACCATCAGTTTCTAACGGACATGAAAATTTACATATATTAAAAGATGCATATTTTAACTTTAAAGGAGATAATAATAATTCAGAAAAAATAGGTTGTGATTGGCATATTGATGATATATATTTTTGGCCAACATCACTTAAATCAAATGGACCTGGTATAAATGCGTGGATAGCATTGGATGAAGTAACTGAAGATGGTGGGGGGGTATGTATAGCAAATTGTTCTCATACGAAAGAATTTATAGATTGTAGAATAGCAATAGGAAATGGATTAAAATATCCATTTGCTCAAACATGTTTTATTAATAAAATACATCCAGATGGTAGAAAAAGATTAGAGATGAGATGTATTAAACCATTAATGAAACCAGGAGATGTTATATTACATACACGTTTTTTATTTCATAGAACATCAGAATTTAAAAAAAATTCAAAGGCTATTTATGGTGATGGTATAAGAAGATATACAATTAGATATGTACCATCAAGTAGTATATTATTGGGAGTGGATAGAATTGATAAAAATGGGAAACCTATTTATTTCAATGGAGAATTAATAAAAGATTATCATGATTCTTTAAGATTTCCTGTAGTTCCTAGAAAATATAACACATTTAAGGATTATAAATTATATATATAATTATATAGTCTTGTTTTATATAAAATGTTATTGAAATATTTTTTATTTTTTGTAAATTTAATAATTGTTTATTCTTTTAGTTCACAAACTTTATATTTGCAAAAAAAATCATTTAATTATATATCTTATAATAAATTATCTAAAAATAGTGTATCAAATAGATTATTATTAATATCTAAAAAAATTATATTAAAATCTTGTATAAATGAATATGATAATAATATAAATAAAATAAATAATTTTGATAATGTGAAATTACAAATTATTAATATAATATTTGAATTTTCACTATTAAGAATTGTATTGGCAAATTTAGCAAGATTATTAATTGCAAATAATGCAAAAAAATATAATTATGATTGGGAATATAATGTAAATAAATGGGAAAGTCGTTCTAATGAATTAGAATTAATATATAATAATATTACTAATAAAAATATCAAATATCAAAATTATTATAATAAACAATTTCACGCATATGAAGATGGTAATTTAAATTGGAAAGCAGCATATGAAGTAGATTCTGCAACATATGCCTTAACATTAAGATATTGGAATGAAAAAGTATTATTTGATAAATATAATATAATACAAATTCAAGATTTATTAAGATATAATATATTAAATGAAATAGATAAATATATGATTGATATAAAAAAACCAGAATATATATGTGATTTGGGATGTAGTACTGGTATTTCAACAGAATATATATTTAAATATTATAAATCAAATATCAAATCTTTAATAGCTATAGATTTATCTCCATATTTTTTATCTATTGCAAATTTACGTTTAATCGATAATATAAATATATTAAAAAATATAACATATATACATGATTATGCTGAAAATACACATAATATAATTGGATTAAATTCAACAAATTTAATTATTTCACAATTTTTATTTCATGAATTACCAACACATATATCACGAGAAATATTAAAAAGTATATATATGTCTTTAACTTCAGGTGGTGTAATTGCAATAAGTGATATAGATGTTATACGTATGTTAAAAAATACAGCACCAATAAATGTTGCATTATTCCAAATAACAGAACCTTATTTCATTGATTATGCAAAATTTGATTTTAAAAAAGAATTAGAATTATTAAATTTTACAGATATAAAAATAATGGAGACCGATCCTAAAAATAGATTAATATTGGCTAAAAAAATATAAATATATTTTAGTAATATATAAAGAATATATATAATTTTATATTCTAATGTATAAAAAGTCAGTTGCTAATATATTAATAACAAATAATGCTTGGGATAAACTAAAAAATATATGTAATAAGGAAAATAAAAATAGTTTTATATTATCTGTTACGAGTGGCGGATGTAATGGTTTTAACTATAATTTTAATTTATTAGAAAAAATCGAATATGATAAATTATTAAAATTCAATAAATTAAAGTCAAATATTATAACTAATAATAATATAAATATTGTAATAGAGCTAAAATCTGAATTTTTATTATTTGGTACAAAAATAGATTATATTAAAGAAGATTTATCTAAAAATATATTTGAAAATAAATTTATATTTATTCCAGATAAAAATAAAAATTCAACATGTGGTTGTGGTACATCTTTTACACCATACTGATTTTTTTGTATTATTTATATTTTATTTTAATACATTACAACACTTAAATGATTTTCTATGCCATTTAGAAATACCATATTCTTTTATTGCATTTAAATGTAATGCAGTGCCATATCCTTGATTTTTCAATAATCCATATTTCTCCAATTCTACATTATCTTCTACTAATTTTATTATATTTTTACCATGATAATCTTTTGCTAAAATTGAAGCTGCTGCTATATTAATATATTTAGAATCTCCTTTGATTATACATTGATGTGGTATCATTTCACTATCTTCTCCTGCAGGAATATATCCATTAAAATATGGTCCATCTACTAATATTTTTTCAAAATAATGTTTTTTATATGCTTCATTTGCTGCTCTTCTCATAGCTTTCATAGTAGCATTTAAAATATTTATAGAATCGATTTCTTCAACTGAAGCTGTTCCTATACCATAAGTAACTGAATTATTTTTTATATATTCTACTAATGTTGTTCTTTTTTTTGTTGTTAATTTTTTAGAATCTTTTATTTCTTTATATTTATTTATTTCAATCGCATCTTCTGTATATTTCATAACCACACATGCACTAACTACTTCACCTATTAAACCACCTCTATTAGATTCATCTATTCCTGCTTCTAAAATATTTGTTGGTAAAATATATTCTCCCATTTAATTATTCTTATATATTAACTAATATATCATTTTTTATTAATGGGGTTTATGAAAATGGATTTATTTTGATAGCTGTTATTATTTTCAAATATGTAATAATGAAATATCCAATAATTAATATAAGTGGAAACCACAATAATATAATTTTTTTAGTATTACTAATTATATTTGGGTATTTATAAGTAATTTCATTATATTTAATTTCCCAATTCAAAAAAGTTTGATGAGTTTTAATTATATCTAATTTTTTATAAACAACAATTCCACAAATTAAATAAATCCATTGTTTTAAATTTAAAAAACACCAATAAAATCCATATAAAATAGTATTTATATATATAGCGAACGAATTCCAATTCAAATGTATTATTAATATCATAAAATATAAGAATATAACAATTACTAACAATACAATAAATAAATTAATAAATACAAGTAAATTTGTAGAAAAAATATTATCAATTATTTTTAAATTTAATTTATCAGATGTTTTTTTTATTATATCATGATGTTGAGTTCTATTTTTTTCTTTGCGTAAATTCTCTTCTTTTTCTTTCTGTGCAGCTTTAATTTTAGCTTTTCCTATTTCGTCTTGTAATATTGTTTGTTTTTCTTCACTTAAACCATTACGATCTACTGGATTATTAGTAATATCTTCTAAATCATATGATTTTATTATTTGTTCTTGAGATATATCTGGAAAATTTAAATTTTCTTTTATTATTATATTATTATCAGTTAATTTTGATAATTTAGTATTTATATATGTTTTATATGTTTTAATATATTTATATTTTGTATTATTTTTATTAGGTTCTCCAAAACAACATTTACAAGCAGCTTGCAATAATAATAATTGTTTATTAAATTGCCAACTATTTATATTATTACCTGATATTTCTTTTAGATTTTTTTTCCATTCTTCGTAATTCTTATTTATTTTTTTATCATTTGTATTTAAAAAAATACTTAATTTATTTGCTATATTATAAGCTGTTAATAATATATTTTTATCATTATATGCCTCCGTTGGATTTAAATTAATATTTTTATTTATATCTATTATTGGTATTATATTTGTATCGTCTATATTTTTAGTTATAATATCTGTATTTATAGTAATTTTCATTTGATTTATTACTTCTAATAATAAATCATCTATTAGAGTATCATTGTTTATAATTTCCTTATGCAATTCATGATTTATTTCTATATCATATTTAATATCTTTATAATTTTGTTTTTTTTCATAATTAATTATTTTATCTTTATCATTTATTGTTTTTTTATATAACTCTTTCAATGTATCTTTATCACTCCCTAATAATATTATTAAAGCAAATGGTGTAAATGTAAAAGTTTTAGCTACTTCGCCAAATTTATATTTACTACGAGAAATACATTTATCTTTTTCTTTATCATCTGGTATATAATCATATTCACATGGTGTATAACATATATCTTTCTCACCATTAGATGCATTTTCATATATATTTCCATTATGAAAATCAGATATTGTAAACCAATCATACCATCTTGTATTACATATTGATTTACTTGTATCTGCTAATTTAATTATATAATCAATACCATCTGGTTTTTCCAAATCATCTATATTTGCTATATTAACTTTTTCAAATCCAAGTGGTGCTTCTGTTATATTTTTATTTATAGTACATTTATTACCATCATTTACTAACCATATATTTTTTTCTTTTAATGCGCAATTTTTATAAATATTATCATCGCTATGTTTAATACAAAAATTATATGACTTTTTTTTTTCATCATCATAATATTGTAACTTATCCACAATATTTTCGGATATTATACTATTATCCCATTTATTATCATCGTCATATATTCCATATTCTTTTGCCATATTTATTGTACATTTTTCACCAATACTTTTTGATATTATAGGTTTTTCATCAGGAAGTTCAATGTCCCCTTTTTTAACATATGTATAATTTGGCAATACCATACTCTCTATTATATGATTTATTTATTTATATTATATATTTATTTATTATTTTCTATATATTTATTATTTTCTATATCTTCAGATATTATACACTTATTACCAGAATCTTTAAACATATTTGTTTTCATATTATTTATATCAAAATAAGCATTTCCACAAGATATTTTCCATTCTCCATTATTTGTGTGCCATGGAAATACAATTTTTTTAGTATCATTTATTGAATATGGTTCTTCATCATCATCAAAATCTATTTTATTTTTATATTTTTTAATTTGTTCAGGTAATTTATCTTCGTTATCATAATCATATTTTGGATAATTCCATTTTATATTTTTAGGTTTAATTAATGATATTGCTAACAATTCTTCTTTATCATCTCCCTCCATATCTTTATATTTTGAACCATCGGGAAAATAATCTTTTATTAATTTATAATCAATATATGATATATTATCAATTCTATTACAATTTACATCACTATCACAATTATTAGTAGGGCGATTTATTAAAGCAATACTTGATTCTTTTCCAGTTGCAACTCTAAAAATATCTTTACCTCTATCTAAATACTCTCTTATTTTATCAGTTGGTACCATATTATTAATATTTGTAAGTTGTTCATTTAAAGTAGATTTAATATATTTATATGGATTATTCATTATAGTTGTTTCATCAAATATTTCTTTGGTGTGACAAGAATCTAAATCAAATGAAGGAGATGGCATTTCAGGTGGTTTGTATTCACCACTATGAGTAACACCACTCCCACCACTTTTAATTTTATTAATCCACTCACTGAAAGACCATATATTAGCTCTTTCAAGAACTAAAAATACAATAAATAAAACTAATATTAATGCAATTATTGGTAATATGAAAATTTCTATAAGTTTTATAAAAGCTGTTATAAGTATTTTTAATATCTCTACAAAATTTTTAATAATAAATGGTAAACTTTTTATAATTGATGACATTAATTTACCACCAAATGCTATCCCTGCAATAAAAATTTGTGTTAACCAATTACCTGATGCTATACCAACATCTTTTGCAATATCTACTACTTTACCACTATTTCCAGATACATTATTAGTAATTGTTTCTGCTATTTCTTTATGTTTATCTGCTTTTGAAATATAGTTTTGAGTTGCAATTTGTTGTTTAAGTGCTCTAACTTTTTCTGCACCTGCTCTATTTGCTATAGTTTTATCTAATAAATCTAATAATTCTCTAATATGTAAATTAAAATCTACGCTTTTTATTTTTGGTTGAATAGTTAATGGTAATATTTGTAATACATCTGGATAATCTGCTACTAATTCTGCTGCCATTAATTTTTCCCTACTCTCTTTTTTTAGTCTTTCGTATTCTTTACTATTTTCTTTTATTTTTTCCTTATCTATTTCCCCACCACCTTCTCCACTTCCTTCTCCACTTCCTTCCCCACTTCCCATTTCTGCACCTAAACCAACACCACTACCAGGACCATAACCAGAACTAACATTAGCAGCAGAATCAGAACTTATAGCAGCATTATTACCAGAACCAGAACCTGTACCAGAACTTGTACCAGCATTAGGACCTGAACCTATGCCAACATTAGGACCAGAACCTATACCTTTAGTATCTTCAGCTTTCTTCTCATCATTACCATCTACTTTATTCACATCATTACCAGTAATTTTACCTTTCTTATCATCATTACCATGTGCTTTCTTATCATCTGCAGCTTTCTTCGCATAATTCTTCGCATATTCTTCTGGATTGTCTAAAGCTGCATCTGCATCAAAATCATCATCATCTTTCTTTCTCGATCTATTATCTCTCTTATCTATATCTTTCTTCTTCTTCTCTTTGTTTTCTATATTTTTTTGTTTTTTTTGTTTTGGGTTTTTTTTAGTTTTTTTAGATTTACCACCTCTTATAGATATATTATCAGACTTGTGTATATATTTAAATAAATTATCACTAATTTTACTATTTAATATAATATCATGCTTATTATTAGTTAATTTACTTTTTATAGCCATATTACTAATATAAAATATTATTAATTTGCTCGTATATATATATTATAAATAATATTATAATATATAAATGGAGATTAAAACAATATTATATATATTGATTATAATAGTAATTTTATATTCTTTATGTTATTTAAATTTTCCAGAAGAAGTATCAATTTTGCAAACAAAATTACATAATTTTAATTTTAATCAATTATTATCAAGACAACCATTGATAATAGAAGATAAAATAATAAATATATCAGAAATATTAAAATTATGGTTTAAACCAAATATAATATCATATAATAAAAAATTAAAAGATATATGGGTTCGAAATAGATATAAATATTTATATATATATGCGAAAAAAGATATAAGTATATATATATCAAAACCAAAAAAAATAAAAACAGAAGTTCCCGATAATAATGAAATGCTAATAGAAATCAAATTAAAGGGGAATCAAAGTTTAATTTTACCATATAAATGGTATTATAGTATAGAAAATAATGA